AACTTTAACTCTACTGCGAATAACTTCCTCTTCTTTTTCTGCAAAAAGCCCGCAGTTGTTTACATTATCAATCCAATCATCTGCCGATGATATTTCAGCTCCAAGTATTTGTTTCTCTAATTCTGTTATCATCTTAATTTCCTGTTTTTGTTATTGAGAAGTTGCCGCCGATTGCGCCGTCAGTGTTAAGAGTTACGCCAGATCCTTGATAAGCTAAAATCCTCACATTGTCTCCAGCGTTTAAATAAATTCCCGCTGAAGCATTCATTCCTGTTCTATCGTTAGAAACTGGAGCTATGTTTTGGTAACTGATAAGAGCTGAATTGTTGACCCTTACGTTAGCTGATCTCGCTCCTGCACCGTTTGTCGTAAAGCTAAAACTACCTGCTATTTGATAAAAACCAGCAGTCGTAACGGTGAACACTCCCGATGCAAAAGATACTCCACCGCTTAATGTGGGAGTCCCGTTCCAATATGTTGTTAAATTAACACCTGTAGCGTGAGGGATAGACTGAGTCGTAATTCCTGTAACGTGTCCGTAAGCAGCATCAACACCCACAATATTATTTTGAGCATCTAATCCAAGTGATTTTGATGCTGCAATCAGAGGTAAATTAATCTGGCCACTAGGATTAACTTTTAGGAAAAATCCTGATGAGAAGTTGTAATCCCACGTCATCTTAAAGTTATTATCAGCTTTATCTAAACCCAATACAACATCATTACTGTTGTTGGAGAAGGCTTGTGTTACATTGCCTGCTGCTGCGTACATATCGAATGTTGCGTCAGAAGTGGATGTAAAGTCGAAATTTGACACTTGAAGTCTAGAATTACCCGCAACAAATTTTGAGACATTTAGTGTGCCGCCTGCTGATATACTACTGTCGCTACCAATTGAACCTGTTGAAGAAAAACCGCCCGCTGCGATAACTCCTAAATCACTAATAGTAACTGTGCTGTTTTGTAAAGTTCCATCCGTTCCATTTGCTCTAGGAACAGCATTATCGGTCATTGCGACCTTGCTTATTTTTAGATCTAGTTGGTTTTTAACGGCCAGAACGCTAGGATAAAGAGTGTCGTTTTCCGTTGAAAAGTTAATTGCTTTATTTGCAACATCTTCTGGCACATAATCAACGCCACCTTCTATTTTTTGCCAGATTGTTCCACTATAAATAGCTTGATCTCCTGCTGTGAAAGCTATTGATCCAGAGCCTAGATCTTGAGTTCCAGCAACTGATACTATATAATAATCTCCTGCCGCCCCTGTTCCATTTATAAGGGTTGGCGTGTTAGTTGATGCGTCCCAAGCTCCTTTGTAAGAAGTTCCAGATCCTGAGTTGCCGTCTAGTAAAGATCCTGTTAATGACATTAGAAATTTATGTTTATTGTTTCAAGTCCTGAAATAGTTGTGCAAGCATTAATTTGAGTTTTTAGATCTCTTCTAGTATCTCTTGAGGTAAATTCCCTAGTTTGAATTAAGGACTCGATAGATTTAAAATTGGCTTTAGTTAATGAAATAAGATCATCTTCAGGATAGCTTGGATAACCTACGGTGGTTGCCAAAGTTGCTAAACTATTAGCTAAAGAAATTATTGCTGTTTTTGCTTCTGAAGTTGTCGCAAAAGTATTACCCTCAAATTCCATTGGAACTAAGCAGAAATCATTTCTGTTTTTAGATAATTGATTTAGTTTTAGATCTTTAGCATTCTCGAATTTCTGATCTTCGCTAGGCTCTAATCTATTTTCCCATTCTGCCTCAGTTAAAGAAATTGCTCCTTCTGGTAGTTCTGTGATTGTAGAGTTATTATGAAAATCATAATCTCCGTCTGATCTTAATATTTTATATTTCATGTTATGCTATTTTTTGAACAAAGAATTGTGAATAAACTTCTACTGCACCCGTGCCATTAGCATATCCTAAACCTGCCCCGCCCGACCCGTTTGATCCAATAAAGTTCTCTAATTGAAATACTTTAGTTCCAGCTATTGTTATGCTATTTTTGGCGGTAGCGTAGGCAGTTCCTCTAGTGGTGGTGGTGGTTGCACTATTAAGCCCAATAATATCATCAGTAGAATCTGTAACATTCCTTAGAAACAATTTATTTTCTTGAACCGAACCCGCTCTTGATTCGCAAGAAATATAATAAGTCCCTGTTGGCAAAGTAACTTGGTCAAAAGATAAAGAAGCGCCTGTAATATTATTTTTTACAGTTGTGTTTAAAGTTCTTGTGTTTCTCGCCCCTGTTGTTGGAGTTCCGCCAGCAGTTCCACTTGCTTTTTGGTCTTCAAAAACTGCTATTTGACCGATTGCTTGACTTGTTTTTAGAGAAGTCATGTATGCTGAATCGTTGGTAAGTGATTTTGCTTCTGGTTCGGTTGCTCTTTTTGAAATTCCTGCTGTTGATTCTGTTGCTTGAGCTTGGACATTAAAATTAACTTTTCTAAATACAGTTCCATCAAATCTAAATGCTGAATCTTGTGTGGTTGGAATAGATGAAGGGTTGGTAACTCCATCAGCTTCTTTTAGGCTTTTATTGCCCGCATTACCAACATTAACTACTGCCGCAATTCCAGTTCCTGCGTTCCCAGCTCTAAATTTAATTTCCATTCCAGTGAAATAGCCAACTGTATCACTAACAGGGCTAGTAAAGGAAGAAGATAGAGTTAAAACATAAGCATTAGCCGATCCACTATCTATGTAGAAGTTATTAGCTGATTGTTGAGCTATACTAATAGCTGCTTGATTATCAATCGAATCGTTTAGAGTTTGACCAGTTCCTGTGATAATATTGTTAGCCTCTTTTCGATAAAGATTAAGGTAGGCTGCATCAGCACTAGGTGCTGAATTATCTGTGAATATACTATTTTTTCCTGCCATATTTTATAAATTTTGAAAAATTAAAGTTGTCATTTTCGGCTTTAAAACCTCAAACAAACCACTAAGTTGAGAACTAGGACTACCAGGGAAAAAAGGAACATTATACGGCGGATAAGATGCCAAATCCAAATTTTCTCCTTGAATAATCCAAATAAACCTAGCGGATTTTGAATTCCTAATTGGAATAAAGGGCGGAGTATAAGGAGGATAAGCAACCTCAATTCCGTGTTTTATTGTTATAGATTGACCAAGTATGGCCGCTAAATCAATAAAATCCTGTTCCGTTAATACATTTAAACTTCTTAATTTAAGAAGAACATTTTTCCTTCTTTCTTCAATATCTGAAGACGTACCAACAAATATATCATCTGGTATTCCAACAGCACCTTCCCACAAAGCCATATAATTAGGATCATTTGTAGTTAGAATATTAGTTCCGTCCCAAACACTTTGGAATAAATCATCAACTCTCTTAAACTCTCCGGCTAAACCAAGAAACATCTTATAAAGATTAGATCCTACAATATTTTTATTTGTAGCAGTTCTGTCATTAAGGAAATATTGCCCTAATACTTGTTGGTTTTCCTCTATTGTGTGCGCTTGAAAATCAACCATTATATATAAGTTGGCGTTACATAAGTTCCTAGTTGGTTTAACCCAATCACAGTGTCCACAACAGGAGTAGACAGTGTGTAAATTGGTATATTTCCAGTAGAATCTATTGTTCCTTTAATAACAGCATCCAAATCAGCCTTTTTAATATTTTCACCAATATTGTTAGAGATCTTGAAAAAATCTTTAAGGGAATTATTAATAGCTGTTTGCATCGTAGTCGTGTTAGGACTAAGGTTTGAGAATGTGATATTAATTGGAACTGATGTTGGTGAAAAAACAATAACATCATCTGGTGAAACATGAGCTGGTTTAACTTCTAAGATTTTATCTTTAACAACATTAACTTCGGTAGAACTTGGAATGATTAAGTCTTCATTATCTGTCGTAAAACCAATTCTAACTTGCCCTTCTTCAACATAAGAGTAAGAAGTGGTGATTGTTCCAGTCGCTGGAGTTGTCGGGCTTCCACTAACTACATAAGCAAAATAATCAGCGTCAATAACAATAACTCTTTTTTCAATTACATTATACTCCGCTTGTACTGCTCCAGTCGGGCTAATATAGTTTCCATCAACAAGTCCATGAGCAACTGAATTAGCTGTAGCAATTTGACCATTTCTAGTAATAGAAGAAATTGCGATTGAAGCAGAAGTAGTAGAGGGAGAGAAAATCCAAACCCTAGTAACGCCATTAATTTTTTTAGCCTGATTAATTAAAAAATTCTCATTAAAAAAAGAAAAAGGAAATTGAATACGAAACAGAACTCTTGCACGATAAGATTCAGCGCTTTCTTGGTCAGCTCCACCAGATATTTCACCAAAAGAAACATAAGCATTGTCGTCAACACCAGAAGCAGACAAAGTTAAAACTCCACCAGATGTAATATTAGTATTTAATCCTTGAGAAGAAGAAGAGACGGACACGAGAGCAGTAGTCCATTGCGCCACTAAAGTTCCGCTTGCAGATCCGGCAGTTCCAGCTTGAGTAAATTGAATTTGATTAGCAGAAGTCACGGTAATTCTAACGCTAGTAGCATTAAAATCAGTCGGAGTAGCGCCAGTGATAGAGTCAATAATAATTCCACTTGCTTGATTATGCTCTGCTGTAAAATTAACCGTAACAGTCGTTCCTATCCTCGACATAGAAGCAATAGAAGTGGTAGTTTGGGAAATAGTCGCAGCAGCTTGAGTGGTGTAGGTAATTCCAGAAGAGCTTTGCATAGTAGTGCCAAGGGGGATTATAGTAGTAGCTGTTCCAGATAAAACAATATTCCCAGTTGCTCCAACCGCAGGATTTATAGTTACTCCAAAGACATTTCCCCATCTTGCAATATCAGAGGCAGTTTGAGGAAAAAACTCCTTAATCATCAAAAGAATTTTCTTGTAATTATCGTAAACTCTTCTTGATAAAGCTTTAAGTAGGGATGATAAATATGAGGTAGGTAAAGATGCTCCGCTATCAGGTATCTGTGCGGTAAAGTCTGATGTTATTCTATTATATACTTCCTTCTCATTAGAAGGTAAATTTGAAGACATTTGCCGTGGTGAAGCTATGTATTGTTAATAGTATTTGTCCAAAGGTCATAATATTGCACGAATTCCGTGTTATCATTCCTTGTAGCAATAATTGTGGCTTTCAAGGAATCTATGTCAAGTGTTTTTTCAACCACAATATCAATTTCTTTCGCAATACCTCTATCTATATACCACTGAAAAGCATCCTCTAGGTAGTTTTGGCAAATATTAATTGTATCATCGTCTAAATTAGCTTGGAATTGTGTCCAGATTAAAGATCCTTGCTCAAATCCATCTTCATTTAATTCGTTACCAATCCAACCACCTCTTGAGCGTGGGTCTTCAATAGAGTCATCTCGTTTTTGACAAAAGATTGTCATAATAAATGAAGTTTCCAATCCTTCAGTTAAGGCAAAATCTCCATTCTCAAAAGAAATATCAAAATTTCCGTTGGA